TACAACATAGCAAACGCAGCACGTTCTGCAGCGGTCATTGCTACTGGCGTAGCTACTACGGCTTCCAGTGCGGCAGCTACAGCAGTTACAACAGCGAATACAGCTTCCAGTACTGCAGTGAATGCATACAACATAGCAAACGCAGCGCGTTCTGCAGCGGTCATTGCTACTGGTGTAGCTGCTACGGCTTCTAGTGCGGCGGCTACAGCAGTCACAACTGCGAATACAGCATCTACTACTGCTGCCAATGCACTAAGCGTAGCAAATACGGCATCAAGTACCGCTGGCACGGCTATAACAACAGCGAATACGGCTTCTAGTGCAGCAGCTACTGCAATAGCGACTGCGAATGCGGCTTCTACAGCAGCGGCCAATGCCCAGAGTGTAGCAAATACGGCATCAAGTACCGCTGGTGCAGCGGTTACAACTGCGAATACAGCATCCAGTACTGCTGTAACAGCTTATAATGTTGCTAATGCGGCACGTTCTGCGGCTGTTATTGCTACTGGTTTAGCAACAGATGCATATAATCTCGCATCTGCTGCATCAAGTGGTTCTACATTTGAGTTTAATGTAAAAGCATATGGTGCAAAAGGCAACGGCGTCAATGATGATACTGCGTCAATACAAAATGCTTTCAATGCATGTATTGCGGCTGGTAGTGGCAATGTACTTCGTATCCCACCAGGCACATACAAGATTACATCACAGCTCACTTTCCTTGCAAGTGGTATAGCATTCAACATCATAGCTACTGGTGCACGTCTTCTTTGGACAAGTAACTCTGCTACTACTGCTGTTGTTATAGGTGCTTACGCAGGAATGCAGATTGAACGCTGCAACTTTACAGGTATTGCTATCTATAATGCTTCGCCTAACTGGGGAATAAATGCCTGTGGTCTTGAGATAGTAAATACAAGAGCCTGCAGCTTTGATGACATCTCTGTTGAAGGATTTAGGTACGGAATTATTCTCCACGGAAATGACGCTGGCAATGTGTACGATAAGCTAGGAATTAATGCAATAAGGAATTGTCAATACGGTCTTACGCCAAAGATAACCAATACTGGCGGAGGTGGTCTACAAACAGAAAGCTTTGAGTTCTCTGTCAAGCCTCTTGGTGTAATTGGCGTAGGCAATCCTCCTCCTATACCACCTTCTCCAGCTTCAGGTAGTGTTGGTGGCGGATATCTAACTGGATCTGGCGGTATAGTCGGGCAATGGTATGTTCTTGGGGGGATGTGGGACACAGGACTGGTTAATAGCGCACAATATAATAGCTTCAAACATATAAACTTTACAGCTGAGACATCTGGTGCATGTAACTTTATTTTTGAAGACTGTGCATTTGTTGGTGGTTTCAACAACTGGACATCCTCCGTTTCTGGATTCGCCTTCTGGATAGAGAACACAAATGTCACTATAAATATATGTCACTTTGAGTTTGTGGATTCAAATGGTGCGCACCATCCTGGGTATGGAATACTTGGACCACTAAGTGTTGGATGTAAAATAACGCACCACAGCTTCGATCTTAACGTGTATGATTACGGCACAAGCAACGAGATATGGTGCTTCGACAAAATGAACTATGCTGCTAGCGGCAGTACGGCAATTCAAGCACCAGCATTCTATGGTCTTGTTGGTATTAATGCTGTAAACTCAGATGCTACTGGACTATATGTTGCCCGCAACCCAAGACTGACTGGATTTGTACCAGATCCAGTTGTCAAGATAGATACAACAAATCTTAATGATACATCTGTTGGATTAAATGTTGTTACAGGACTTGGAGATGGAATTCGGGCAAAGACTTTGTCTGGGGTACCTATTGTTGCCGAGGCAAGTAACTCTGCACTTACATCTGTTGCTGAGGCACTAACATTAACACACTCAGTTACAGGAGCAGATAAAACACCTACTGCAGGAAGCTTTGGTGTTGGAATTAACTTCAACCTGGCTGTTGCCGGCACTGGTGTTCCATATACTTATGCAACACAATCTGTAATAGGCGATAACACCACAACAGGCACAAGAGTTGGCCGCTTTATTTTCAGCACAAATTATGGTGAAGTACAGGTTGTTGGATTACAAATTACTAACGCACTTGGCGCAGCAAAACTAGGCTTCTTTGGCGCAGATCCTTCTCCAAGGCCAGAAGTTACAGGAACATATCTTACTACAGCAGAATCTTCTACACTATCTGCACTTGCACAACTTGGTCTGATACTCAATAGCACTACGCCAGTTAAAAATCTGGATCTATCATGGACACCAGAAACATCTGGAGTTGGAAACCGCTTCTATGTAGGAAGTACTGATGTTAGAAATAGTCAAGTTGGTGTATACGCAGAAAGTGGATCTAATGTTCCTATATATGCAAAGGGCGGTACTGGAGCAGCGTACAACATATACATGAAGTCGTTGTCTGATACTAATAACTCAGAACGCACACAATTTGTACTTGCGAACGAATATGTTGGTGTTGGGAGCGTCGCAAATAACTTCGGTTCTAACATCGTATTCTATTCAACTATTGGTGAGGCAGGATCATCGCTAAGACGACAGTTTATGCTGCGATCTTTGTGGGCATCTGCGGCTACAGGTAAGCCAAGAAGTAGATTCCAATTCTATGCATATTATGGAAACAGTACTGCTGTAGAGATACTTCGTGGTGAAACAGATGGTGCAAATGCTCAGATAGGTTTCCTTGGAAATGCCGCTGTTACAAAACGTGCACTAAGTGGCAGACCTGGAGATAGTTCGGCAACAATATCTATAGCCAACGCGCTAAAGGATCTGGGCCTTGCTACCAGTACTGTAACTACTAGTGGCCAAACACTTATTGCAAGTGCAATAAGCTCTAATACAACACTGTCTGCAGACAAAGATATAGCGTTTTGTACAGGTACAATAACTGTGACGCTACCTCCTTGTGCAAATATAGCAACTAATAACTCTCATACTAAAGTCTTCTACGTTGTTAACAAAGGCACTGGAACAGTTACTATAGCGCCAAGCGGATCATCAACTATTAATGGAGGTTCTAGTTTAACACTTGCAGCAAATCAATCTGCAACACTTGTAAGTGATGGATCAAACTGGTTTACACTATAATGTCAACTAAAACAAGAGCCAAGGTAGATCAAAATACAATAGCAGCAAAGAGACCGCTAGTTGTTGACTGGTCACGATTCCTAGAAAAGGATGCCAATGGTGAATATGTTATTCCGATAACTGGTGCAAGTAAAAAGCAAAAGGGATGGCATATTCCTTGGAAGGCAAGAGAACTTGAGTATGTAGAAAGTTGTATGACTGTATTCACCAATGTGCCGATTAAATGCAAAGGTCATGAGTGCCCGTTTAAAAATAGCTGCCCGTTAATAAAGCATAACGTTGTGGAAAGAGCTATTGGTGAGAATTGTCCGGTTGAGATTGTTGATGCATTTAGATACTTTGCTGGATATGTTGTTGATCTTGGGATACAGCCAAATGATTACACCGATATTCAAATGATCAATGATATAGTGCGCCTCCAACTTATGATAAATAGATGTGACAAACTTCTCCAAAACGAGGATCCAATCTCTGTTATTATTGAAGGTGTAGATGCGAAAACAACTTTAAGACACAATAATCGTGGACCACATCCTCTTGTTGTTCAGCAGCAAATGTTGCGGCGCGATATGGATGTACTATATCAAAGACTTGTAGCTTCAAGAGAAGCAAGGCTTCTTGAAGAATCTCGTCGAGGAAAATCCAAGGATATGGTGTCTCAACTATCAGCTCTTATGGAAAAGGCACGTCAGGAGAGATTAGCAAAGCAGCAAGAAACAACCCAATCCTCGGAGGATCCCCAGTCTTTGGATGACTCATCATCCAAGGAAGAAATAAGTACAAATGTGAGAATGACCAAGCTAGAGTTTTGATAAGATGAAAGACACTACCAAAGTAAAGCATATTAAAACACTAACTAGGTTATTGCCATATATACTGCCTAGTAATACTATACATACTATACCAAAGAAGCAGAAGAAGTGAGGTAATAAAACAATGGCTGGTAAACAAAAAGTCCTTTACAACTCATTGTCGACAATGACGGATTATGCACAGGATTGGTTTCGTTCAACCTTTAGTGATCTTCTTGAGCACACTCGCAATGCCAATCTAGCAAATACGCTTGCTAAGTATGAAGATTATCCAGTTTTTCACCCAATAGCATTGATGCAGAAACTTAGCCTTAGGCTTCCAGAAGCATATGGCGCTCAGGCAGCTGTTGGTATGGGTATTGGCGGTCTTTATGGAGGCTATCGTGGTTATGAGGAACGAGGCACTGTTGGAGGAGCTCTTTGGGGAGCAACAGTTGGTTCAGCTCTCGGTTTTGGTGCTGTTGCAGGTGGGCATTGGTTAAATAAGAGTTGGGGAACCAAAGCGAACCCAGGAGATCTACGAAAAAGTTTTGAAAAAATGGGTTTCTGGAAGGCTAAATGGGGCAAGACTAGGCGAGCTAGCACACCTCGTACGGCGGCTGCGCCTGCCACGCCTGCTGCGCCTGCCGCGCCTGTTACACCTGCCGCGCCTGTTACACCTGCCGCCCCGCCTGGTACTGGTGTCCCACATGTCTTATTCAGCATTTGGTGATGACTAACTCATTCTAGAAGACGCCCACGCCCATAAAGCAGTAAAACCTAAGAATAAATAATAAGAAGGTTAAACAATGTTTGGAAGCATAAGGAATGCGCTATTCTGGAGAGTACAGAAACCAGCAACTGATGCAGCACTAAAATTTGCTATGAATGCAGCAAAGGTGCTCGGTCTGGGCGCTGTTGGTGCAACAGTTGGAGCTACGAAAGGTCTGGCAAGTACCCTATTTGGAAGTTGGAATGTTGTTAAGAACGGCCAAGTAGTAGCCAGGGGTAGGCAAGGCTTGCTTCATACTCTTTACGATAAGGCAGCTTCTAATGTAAAGCGAGACTGGCCATGGTGGAGATCGTTTGTGTCAGACTTTCTTCTTGGTGGAGAGCCTTTATTTGAAGAGGTGGAAAATCCTTATTATAAGTCTTATGTAGACACTGGATTAAAGGGTAGACTTGGCAAATATCAAAACGACTTCAACACATGGCGTTCACGTTGGGGTGTTGATGCTAGTGGTACTCCGTATGCTACTCCACCTGAGGCAATTGCCGGCCGCAACCCAGTGCATGCTCCACCAACTATTGTTACCTTTAATAGATCATTTCGTAACAAAATATTCGTTGGTGCTGGTTTGTTTGCTGGCATAGACACATTACGCCAGCTACAGTATCACGAAAACCCAAACGTTGAAGTTATTGATGAGACTCCACAAAACGGCGTAGGAGATGCCCTTGGCTATGGAACTACTGGTTCCTTTGGTCTTGCGGCATATTATGCAAATAGGTGATAGATGAAAGCCAGTGCTTTAAGTTCATTTGGTAATGTTGCTGGTGTAGTCGCTTTTGGCATCTTGCCAATTATGTCTGAGATGAAAAAGGCTCAGCAAGAGCATAAGTCTAGACTGTGGGCCGGAGTAAGTTCTGGTATCTCGTATATCGGCCTACCAATAGTACTTACTGGATTTAACTTTACAAAAGCAACTGTTGCCTTTACTGCCCTTGGTGCAGTTACTACTCTTCCAGCTTTTGTTGATAAGATTAGTGGTCTTGTGCAAACGCGAAACCAGTGGATACGTCAAGCCGCAACACCATTTTCGCATAGGTTCGATGCTTCTGACTGGACAGCCGCTGCCCAACAGCGTGGGATGCAGGCCATGAATGGTTATAAGAGTATGATAGGTAATGAGGCTTCATCACTCAACGCTAGATACATGAGGAGGTAGATTATGCTTAGGGTTTTTGCTAAGGGCGTTGCCTTTTTTGTTGGCACCTTCCTTCTCACACTTAGTGCTGCGCCAACAATCGATAAGCATCAAGCTATTGCTGCTCTTGGTGCAGCTTGTTTGGCATTGGTTGGCTACATGGATAAGAGTGTGGCAAATCTTTCACAAGAGAATACAGCTTCTGGTTCTAAGGATACAGGTATCTAATACCTGTTTATGAGTTGGTAGAAATGGATCTTCCTGAAAACACTGAATTAGATGAGCTACTTGAGATTGTTGAGGACCCTCTCCGTTGGGCGGAGACGTTCCTTATCGAGCCCACTTCAGGGAAGCCGTTCAAGGCAAACTATGTTGAAAGGAAGATCCTTTCTGCCAAAGGTCCGTGGGTAGTACTTAGAATACCACGACGCCAGGGAAAGTCATACTCCCTGGCTATTCTTGCCTTATGGGCAGCAACAACCAAGCAGAATTATACTGTACTTGTTTTGGGTCCAGGAGAAAGTCACGTAACTAACCTGTTTGATTATATTAGAAACTTCTTATCCGCAAACCCACATCTCGCAACGGCTGTCACCGAAAATACAAAGAGCCCGCACAGAATTCGCTTTTCGAATGGTTCTATGATAACTGGTAGAACAACTGGATCTGGAAACAATAAGCAGGCTATTAGTGCTCGTGGTCTTGGTGCAAATATGGTGATCATTGATGAGGCAGCATATCTGAAGGAAGCTGATTTTGCTGCATTATCGCCAATCTTTACCAACGACTACTATGTTGGTACTGTGCGTATTTATGCTGCATCAACTCCAACAGCAGAACATGGAAGATATTACTTATGGAATACCGATCCATCGTATCAGTTTGAGGTGATACACGTTCCTATTACTGATGTTCCAGAGATTACTCCAGAAAGACTAGCGCTTATCCGCGCCACATCCAGTGAGCAGGAATGGATCGTTGAACATATGGCTGAGTTTCCTGACATTGGTGACAATGTATTCAGGAATACTGATATTGATAAGGCTAAACAACACTATACATATACATTGCCTTCTCCATCTCACAATACGATTAAAATCGTTGGTGTAGATTGGGATAAGTATAGTAGTGGCGTGAATATTGTAGTCATAGAGGCCTCAAAATATTCTCCTGAAATTAAGCTTGCTTATAGAGAGGAGATACCAAGATCTGAATATACGCTTACAGATGCAATTAAGCGCATCATACAGCTTAATGCCGCCATTGATCCAGACTATATCTTCATAGATAGAGGTTATGGTGAAAGCCAGATTGAAACACTTAAACTGTATGGCAAAAATCATCCAGAAAGTGGGATGCATCGTAAGGTAATAGGTATTCAGTTCAACGAAAATGTAGATGTACCAGATCCTGTAACAGGTGAAATGATAAAGAAACAGTTTAAGTCTGTAATGCTCAATACACTTGCTAAAGTTCTTGAGGATGGCATCTTTAAGTTCTCTGATAAAGATACAATTTTTGAAAGACAGTTGCGTGGTTATAAGATATTGAGTACAAGCGGTGGAAGAATACAAACTACACGACGTAATGAGCACATTATTGATGCCGTTGGCCTGGCCATATTTGGCTTATACGATAAGTTTAGGAATGAGCTTAAATCAGCACCAGCAGAAAAACCGGTGCTTATAAAAAGACCTGAGCCAGTTAAATCTCCTAAAGCGCAAAAAGCAGAAAAGGAACTGTTTCGCACAATGGCTCCAGCTATCCTCGACCGATCTTTGACACGTGGTTGGTCCCGCGGCACTATTGGCGATAAGCCTCTCCCAAGGAAAACGTTCTAGATGGGAATCGAAAGACTTATAAATAAGCCTGTCTTTAAAGAGGAAATACCGTCTACTTTACCAGATGAGCAGCAAAGTACAACTGATTTAGAAAATGCTGTTAGCACTGTCGATAATACTCTTCTAACCAAGACACTGCTGGAGTCTGTTAAATCTATGCTGAATGAGTACACAGAGCTTAGCACAATATTTGAGCAGTATACACAACCAGTAGCAGTTGATCCTACTGTATATGGAGTAAGTGAACTAACATCATCTGTTGTAAGTGACGTACTATCATCTGGCGCTGCCCATAGTAGGTTATATTCTACCGTATGGATGGATCACCATTACCGTAACACAGATCGCTTTGAGTCATTAGTATGGCTGCTTATCCAAGACTCGCTGTTTGACCTACGTAGTATTGCGGACGCTATAGAGCTCTATACAGATGGTTCTGGAACAGCAAACATACCAGCTGAGCTACAAGACGTATTCAAGTCCTGCATAAAAGACAATGAGGACTTTCTTTTTGACCTTAAGGAAGCGTGGTCGACGGCCAATAAAAAGCTTGAAGAGTGCTTTGCAAAGAAACTCATTAGTCTCATCTTTACTGGAAGTACAGATGAAATTAGGATTTATGACAAAAGTAATCAGCTCTATGAGGCAAAAAGACTTCTCACTAATCTTCGTCGCATTTTAAAGCTCTCTATTGTCTTCAAGTCAAGGGATGCTGCGGCACTTACAGAAGTTCTCTTTAGCAATCTTAATCAGCGTGCTGCCCAGATGGTAATGTTCGAGGTACTGCGTTTATATAGCAATCTTGAGTTAGAGTTTACTTCTAACATACTTGACTCAATCAATGGGTTAGAAGAGCTAGATAGAGAATATACTTGTAGTGCGTTTGATGAGATGATTAATTCTGTACTAACTGATATTTGGAAAATTCGTTCAACATATGTTGAAAGAATGGAAGGCTACCTACGTGATAGATTGAAAAAGGCTAAAACCAAGAATAAAACTTTAGGTATAATAGAATACAGAGTTAAGGTAGGTAAACAGATCGAACTTATTGATAAGGCACTTGAACTACTAGAAAAGCTTACAGACCAGAATGAGCTAGAAAAGCAGCTGCTAATTTGGCTAAAATCCTCAAAGACTAAAAGTAATCAACAAACCACGACTGGGACCGATCAAACCGGTACTCGATGAAAGGCGAGGAAGACAAATGGTTGAACTGCAACAGCCACGACGGCCTTCGTGGTTAAAACGTTTTCTAATTGCTTTAGCTGATATTATAACATACAGACTGCTTGGAGGATGGAGGAGAGAGGCAATTGTTGAGAAAAGGGTAGAGCGAATTATACTCAATATTGTCAAATCAATACCTCCTTCAACTCCTTATGTCATTGATGGAAAGTGGGGCTGGTGCCAGGATTCTGCTGGCTACCATCCCTCTATTACAATTGTTCTTCCTGATCTTGGAATAGTGTGCGCGGCCTTCGGACCTGCAGTTGGTTCATGGGACGTGTGCAAATATCGCTGTAAGAATAAACAGGAATGGGAAGAGGCTAATAGAATTGCAGCATTAATAGAAAACAAGTGCACAGAAAATAGACTTTTGTTTCTTGGAATAAGATGGGATGATCCTATAGATGAGGAAAGTCTTGTCGCATCTATGAACAGACTGTTAGCAGAAGGTGGAAAAACACTAAATGAATCTTAAGTCAGCTGGTCCAAAAACAGGGATTACGCTGCCATATAGTATACATAGTAGACACAGAAAAGCAAGTCAACTGGTTAGGATCGCCGATCCTATCGCCAAGCAACTTGCTTCTACACGTACTCTTCAATATCCTGCACTAAGAAAACCAGTATACGACTTTAACTCAATTCATACAGCATATCTTGCAGACAGTTATGTAAGGCAAGGTATTGATAAGTACGTAGAGCTTCTGCTTAAGGATGGTTGGACATTAGAAGGTGGTGCAGAGCAGGTAACCTACCTTGAAAATAGATTTAAACTTATGGGACTTATGTCAGATCCCCCAACGCCACTTCCAATGCTGGTAGAACGAATAGTCAGAGATTTTATCAAGTATGGAAATAGCATGCTTGTAGTAAAGAGAACTAGATATCTATCTGATATCTCAAACAATAAAATCTCTGGTCTATTTGGAAAGCCACCAATTGGTGCGCTTTTTGCTCTTCCAATTACTCAAATGATTCCTATTCCAGATAAGAATGGAAACATTATCTCTTGGGAACAGCATGCACGCGGAGGCGGTGTTGTAACATTTAAAGCGGATGACGTTATTCATTTCTCCTTCTGTAGAGAGCCAGGAGATATATGGGGTACCCCATCTATTCTTCCTGTAATTGAAGATGTTAGGGCGCTGCGACAAATAGAAGAGAATATCATCAAGCTGATTTATAAGTACCTCAATCCTCTGATTCAGCATGAAACACCTGATATTACTGGTACTGGAGAGGGCAGACAAGAAGATGTGGATGCTGCTATTGATGCAGTTCAATCTATGGCTGTCGACGGCTATATTATCACCCCACCAGGACATAAGATATCTGTAATAGGCGCAGAAAGCCAAGCAATCAGAGCTGAAGGTTATTATAAAATGTTTAAGCAGAGAGTCTTTTCTGGCCTTGGTGTTTCTTCTCTAGTCATGGGAGAGACCGATAGTGGTGCTGGCTCTTCAGCAGATTCTCTCACAACACAAATGCATAATAAAGCCCGCTTTTATCAATACCTTTTATCGAACTATCTAACATACTATATTCTTAACGAGTTACTTCTTGAGGGTGGATATAATCCATATACTAACCCAGATGATATTGTCATATGGAAATGGGCAGAGCTTGAGCCAGACAGGGTTGTTAAGCAACAGACGCACTGGACCAATCTATGGTCGCTAAACGCGATAAGCGCTACAGAGCTTAGAGAGAAGTTAGGTCTTCCAGGTAATGTTGACTGGAAAGATTACTATGTTCACCAAGTACAAATCCCACAGTTACTTGCTAGTAAACTTGGTGTAGACCCACTTGAACTTTCTGATGAAGAGTTACGTATGCCACTTGATGCTCTTGCAACGAAAGATAAGCCAAAACAAGATAGTATTACTGCACAAGGCGGTAATACCCAACCCCCTACTAGAAAGAATACACCTGCACCAACTTCTTCGTCTGAGATGCTTACAAAAGCTTTAGTTGAATACTCTAATATATGTGAGAAGCTTAATGTAATGATCCCAGACATAAAATCAGGAAAAGAAAATGAAGCAGCTATTCTTGCCGTACTTCCTGATTATCTACCAGAATATGCTAAAGGTGCTTTAGCTAAGGCACTTTATGCAGATATCGTTGAGAACGACGAGATAACGGCAGGTTTACGGATAAATGCACGCCTATCAAACGAACGTGCATTAATTCTCGCCTATCGCGAGGCCGCTACTGCTCGAATGGAGGGTAATGATGGTTAGTGTGCTTATTGACATAGCGGCTGCAATGTCTGTAATATCCACGGCCATAGCGACGTGGTTGACGATAAGGTATAAGCAAGAAATGGCAAGCAAGAGAGAACTAGTTCAACTTCGTAATAAAGAAGTTGATGATAGACAAAAATTGACAGAGCAGATACTACTTGAGTTGCGCCAAACAAAAGAGGATCTTGATAAGGCACATACCGAGATCACTCTTCTTAACCAAAAGCTCATAGAGGCTGAGCACGAAAACATGCGTCTTTCTGTTCAGCTTGAGGCTTTGCAGCAGGAGCTTGAGCAGCTAAAGAATATAATTCGTGTATTAGATCCTGTTTCTGTTGAGGGTTGCGCTCTTTTTGGAACCCCCGGGTGCCCCTTCACCCGGCTCAAACAGCAAGTAGATAAGATCTCCACGAATTCATAAGAGGTGATATTATGGCCAAGACGATTAAACTAATAGAAGAGGCAGTTATTCAAGGGGTAGCCTCTGCGGACAAGAAGTTAAAAGAAGCGTTTGGTTCTGAGGCACCCGATGTAATTTACCCAGAAATCCGCGCAATAACCGCTGATAAGGTTACAAGAAACAAAACTTACTATCCATTATCTGCAATCTATGGTGATAGTAAGAATCACACTGGTCTTGTTTCGTGGTTATATCCATACCCCAAACCTGTAATAGAGGGCCATCAAACAGGCAACATCTTTTCGGCCCCAAGTAAAGTATTTGGAAGAGTTAAGTATGCAACACTTGCTTCAGACGGTACATCACAATATGTCTCTATTATTCCAGCAATTACAGACAAAGAAGCAATACAGAAAATACTAAATGGTGAATTTCTTACTGTTAGTATTGGTGTTGATTGTACCAGTGTTAAGTGCTCAATTTGTGGCAGTGATTGTGTAAGAGAGGATGAGGGTATTTGTGACCATCAGCGTGGACAAATGTACGATGTTGATGGTGCGCAAAAAGAATGCTATTGGATCATTGAAGGCTTGACCTTTGATGAGCTTTCATTCGTCATCGTCCCAAGTGATAATGAAGCAATGGTTCTAAAGAAGAATGTCGAACGTCTTCCCATTATTGGAGTGGAGAGTAAGACATTTGGTGAGTTTCTAGTCGACTCGTGGAAGGGGAAATGCAAAAAAATGAAAGAAGAGACAGATAAGATGGTACAGGACGCCGAAGAGGAAGATCCTATATGCACTCTTGGCGATCTGTATGGTCTGGATAAGGATGATCCAGACTATGGTACTCCCGACGAGGGAGCTGCTACAGAAGCTCCGCTTACTACTAAACAACGAAAAGCATTACCAGATAGCGCTTTCTGCGGACCTAACCGCTCTTTTCCCGCGCACGACCGCGCACATTGTATAGCTGGTCTGCGTTTGCTTGGACGATATAAAGGCCCTGGAAGCAAGGCAAAGATTAGAGCCTGTTTGCTTCGCAGGTTAGCTAAGTATAAAAAGGATGATGGCGAGATGGCCCCTCTTGGGTATCTATACGATGAGAAGTATCAGGTAGAGTATCCGCTATTTCCTACCGACAACGCCGATTTTACAGCAGTTTACAGCTCAGTAAAAGCAAGTAACTTTACTGATGAACAGAAAAACCAGATGCTTTCAGCGCTAGTTGGTTACTATGAAAAAGCAGGAAAGCCTATTCCAGAAGAGCTAAGTGGCATAACTGCTGGTGAAGCAGTTCGTATTGAGCTGAAT